CAAAGCTTACGTCTACCAAGACGACCGTTGTTTCACTGGTGAAATCGAAGGCATCTTCATCAACACCAATGTTGTTGAGTTGAAGGAAACTCCTATTGAGTTCTACGCTGACTCCAAGCAGGCTTTGCTTGCCGACATGGTCAAGTTTTTGAAGGGCACTGGTCACACTGGCATCTTGCGCGTTGCCAATCAGGTCAGCCACCCTTTGCAAAAGCTCACCATGGACGAGCTGTGCGCCCTTGAGGACAAGGCAGAAGCCGCTTACCGCGCCCTGAAGAACGAGTATCACTTTGCCTACAACGAAGGCGTAGTCCTCAGCTATGAGCCTTGTGCCTCCGCTGGTTTACGTTTGAACGCTATCCGCAACCAAATTAACGAGCTTGACGAAGAGGGACAGCGCATCGCCAAATACGATGCAATTTCCCGTAGCCAACTCATGCTCGACGACGCTTAAATCCCGCCCCCTCGGGGGCTTACTTGAAAGAACCATCATGACAAACGAAATTGAAACATCATTTAACACCGAGGCAGAGGTGCGCATCAGCGCTGACCAGTACGAGGGCGGCGTATGGCTGTCCCTGCAAGGGCGCCGCTCGATGATGAGCGTCCCAATGACCCGTGCCGAAGCCGAACAACTTCTGGCTAACCTGCAATTAGTTTTAGCTCAAGAGGTGACAGCATGAATCAACAACAGATTGAAGAGTTCATGGGGGAGCTTAGCATCGGGCGTGTCATTCGAAGATTGCCCTCTGAAGATAGAAAACGGGTATTCCAACAACTGGTGGCAACAGCACCAGAGTTTTCCGCGAAACAGTTTTCAATGTTTGGTTTAAAAGGCTCGTTTGGTTTGAGTGATCAGCACCGCCTTAACATTTCGGCTGGCATCAGAGCTTCGCTGGCAAAAAAGAGAGCAACATCATGAGCGAGACCAACATGAGCCCATACATCAAAGGTTTCAACGCAGGCGTGGACTGCGTTTTGACCGAAATCGAGCGCCTTGAGAAAATAGCCCCCATAAACCTCGAACAGCTCCTCAAGCACCTTGACCCTCAACGCGACCAGAAAACGGCTCAAAAGCCCGATAAAGGGGCTCCATGACCATGGCTGTGATCAAGAGCGTACGTGTTGCGCTCCGCGGAATACCTGATGGCATGACCCTAGAAGAGCTGGCGGATCTGCTTAACAGACCAAAGACCAACGTCAGGAAGGTGTTGAAGAACATGCCAGACGTGTACATAGACCGATGGGAAGTGGCGCCAAGGGGGCAATACAAAGCCGTGTGGTGCGTGGTTATCCCTCCAAATGACTGTCCAAGACCTGAAGGAATGAGCAATGATTCATACTGACGAAGACGACGAGTTTGCGCGCATAGAGCGTGAGAACGCCATGAAGGGGCAACCCTACTACTACAAGCCAAGCACTGAATGGAAAAGCTTAACAGACGAGGAGATTCAGAAAGCTTTAGGTGTAACTGCTGAGAGCTCCAACTGGAACATGATCATGGTGCTCGAGTGGGCAAGGAAGATTGAAGCCGCATTACTGGAGAAAAACAATGGATGACGATGACGTACAGGATTACGTACGCCCTTGGAAGGGTTTGACGGATGAGGAGTTTTTGAAGGCTTGTCAACTTGCCGAAAATGGCAACTATTTGGTTGCGTTTCAACGTATTCAAGAGTGGCTCAAGGAGAAAAACACATGAGCGAAGCAGAACTAAACATCTGGGAGAAGGCACTGGGCTGGCGCAAAAGACAGATGATCCAACGCCAGCTCGATCCCATCACAAGCAAGATCAGGAACGACACTTTGGAAGAGGTAGCGCTCGAGTTCGATAAAATGCGCAATGGTGGGGATACCACGGCAAGCTTCGCCGCATACGTACGAGGACTCAAGAAATGACTAGAAAAGTAGCAATCGTTAGCCCGTCCTATGATGGGAAGATCGTATGTGACCACGCTATTGCACTGGTGACCATCTTTCAAAGAGCGGCTAAGGAGCGTCCTGACCTAGACCTAAGCCTAAGCTACTGGATGGGTGAAGCTCTCCTACAAAAAGCCCGAAACAACTTGTTTTGCGACGCATACGACAGTGGGGTAGACGACATTGTGTTTTTGGACGTAGATCAAGCGTTTGATGCGCAGGCGTTCTTTGATGTGCTCGACCACCCTGTAGACGTGGTGGGGATCACCGCAAGGATGAAGACAGACGACGAGCGCTACACACACCGCCCAGAAGACCCCAAAGAGCACCGCTGGGATCAAAGTTTGAAGCTGTTGGAGGTAGAGTACCTTGCCACAGGATTTTTACGCCTAAGCAGGAAAGCCATGAAAGCTTTGTACGACGTGTCAGCACCTTACAACGACGGAAAAGATAGAAGACTAATCTGCGACATTCAGATCATCAACGGTGGAATGATCTCAGAGGACATCCAGATTGGTAAGAAGCTCAAGGAGGCTGGGTTCCAAAGCTACTTAGACATTCGCCACACCTGTACACACTTTGGAGTCAAGAAGTACGAGGGTGACTACCAGTACAAGTACGCTGAGACAATCCTCGAAGGACTGATGGAGAACCACAAATGACAGAGCAGATCTGGGAAGCTGACTGGATAGCTGAGAACCCTGAGCTGGCAAACAAAGCTATCACAGAGCTACAGACGCAGGTACAGGAGCTGGAATCAAAGCTTAAACATGCAAACAACAAAGTCGCAAAACTTGACGCACAAAACAGAGAATTCAAACTCACCATCAAGGACATGGATCGAAGGATCATGAAAGGTTTGAAGGAGTAAGCTTGCACACATACGAAAAGATCCGTTAAACTTTGCGTTAAAGGAGTTCAGTGATGGCAAAGAAACCAAAAGATCTTTCCAGCGACACAGTCGCCGATGTGACAGGTAAGCCGCAAACAGAAATGAAAGCCAAAACAGGCAGACCCTCAAAGTACACACCAGAGATAGCAATACACATTTGCAAGCAGTTAAGCGATGGCATACCGTTAAGAGAGATATGCAGACAAGAGGGTATGCCAGCTTGGCAGACGATTTACGATTGGATGTACCGAGATGAGGATCTTTCCAGAGCCATCGCCCGTGCGCGTGAAATCGGTTACGACGCCTTGGCTGAGCAATGCCTTGAGATTGCTGACACCTTGCACATGGGAACAAAGAAGGTCTACAGCTCTGGCGCTGAGGACGACGAGGACAGCATGACCGTGACTGAAGAGGACATGCTTGGTCACCGTAAGCTACGCATCGAGACTCGCCTCAAGCTATTAGCCAAGTTCAACCCCAAGAAGTACGGCGAGTACCGTGAACCTGAGAAGGCTGTGGATCCTATGATCATTGACACTGAGGTTAAGAACGTCATGGACGTGGCTATCAAGCGCCTCGAGCTCATTCGGATCGCTCAATGAGTGAGGTTGTCGACAAAGACGTGTTGGACATCCTTGCTGATCCGAACATCAGGAAGAGCTTGGGCCCTTACCACTCGATGGCATACGCCAGACGGGCTAAATGGCTCTCAGGGGCGTTCAATCACCAAAAGCTACCCCAAGGTACTTGGTGGAGTATCTGGTTAATGCTGGCGGGTCGTGGGGCAGGGAAAACCCGTACAGCGGCAGAACAGCTTTGGTGGTGGGCGTGGGAGAATCCCGGCACCCGTTGGCTCGTGTCCGCCCCCACATCGATGGACGTTAGGGGTACGTGCTTCGAGGGTGAGTCAGGGTTGATCGCCGTGATCCCTGAGATCCTGATCAAAGACTACAACAAAGCCCTGCACGAGATCGTCCTGATCAACGGGAGCCTGATCAAAGGTATCAGCGCCAGCGAACCTGACCGCTTCCGAGGTGGTCAGTACCATGGAGCTTGGTTAGACGAGCTGGCGGCTTGGGACTACCTCGACGAAGCTTGGTACAACATCCAGTTCGCTGTTCGCTTGAAGAAGGAAGACGGCAGGACACAGATCATTGCCACGACTACCCCACGTCCCAAAGACCTCATTGTAGAGCTCGTAGGGCGTGAAGGAGAGGACGTAGCCATG